TCTATCGCTTTAATGATGGCTCTACAAATATCATTCACATGGACATACTCACGTATTGCAGTACCATCCTTGGTCACATAATCAGTACCATATAGAGAGAAAGCACCACTTGTGACAGCATTCTTTAGATTATAGAACAGACCATCAGGATTCGTTGCAGGATAGCCGTCAGTACCAATCACGTTATAGAAACGGAATATGGTATGGTAGTTTTCTCCAAGTTTCTGCTTGATGATACTTTCAGCCATAAGTTTAGAATATGCATACGGACTAGTAGGATTGGCCGCAGCACCAGTAGATGCAAAAATAAAATTCTTATATGACAATGATTTAAGGACATTTAAAGTACCAGACACATTTGTTTCATAGTAATCTATTGGATCTTTTACAGATTCACCTACACAAACCAAGGCGGCCAAATGAATGACGGTATCAAACTGAGTTCCTCTCCAAATATTTAACTCACGTTTATCACGAATGTCGGTTTCAATCCATTCCGACCTATAAACTTTAATATCAGGCCTTGTGTTTCGAATCATTTGACACAGATGGCTACCAATGTAACCTTCTGCACCAGTAACTAATACTTTCATTTAATGCAAGTTTCTTTCATTCTGATAAGAAGCTTGGTTTACCTTGGCCAACGAATCTATCGGCCAAGTTCTCAGCTTCTTCTTTTACATAACTCCGGGTTGAGTGAGTAAAAGCATTGTTGACAAAGTACGCAATAGTATATACACCCATTGCATCTTTTCGCACTTCACTTCTCTTATCTTCCGCTTGGACGGAATAACAAAGTTCAAACATAAAAACTCCTATGCAATTAATTCTATGAATCGGTTTAGTACAACACGACTTGTTTTTCTTGATGAAGAAAATTTAGAAAATGCGGATGCAATGTTTCGCATGGTTGCATCTTCTTTTACTTCAAATTCATTATCTTCATCTGTATCTAGGTTCTCTGACCTAATCAAATAATACTCATCGAAACCGGCAGTAGTCACAATCGAATACTTATCGGACTTAAAGTCTTTTTTTAGTTTTTCATATTCATTTGATCCCCATTCTATATTTGGATAAAAGTTAGGAATAACTCCAGAAAAATTACGACCACTCAAAATATAGAAACCAATAATGTTACAATTTGTCCTTGCTTTCAGCAGTTCAATATAAGCTGTAGTTAGCTTTGTTTCTTTGCTTGGATCATTCACCATTACTTCATGTTTTGTGATTGGATCACGAATAACAATACGTTGTTTACGATAATTATGATTAGTATATGCACCCAGGCCATCACTTATTGCAATATATTGTGAAGCTTCGCCGTCTGTAAGGAATACCGTGTTTACAACTTGTAGTCGGTTTTCTTTTTGGAATTTTGGAACAATTTTCATTGCAGCAACAATAGATTCATTCAAAGGTGTTCCGCCCAAGTTCAACCAATCTGGACCATAATAACGATTCAGTTTAATAAAACCTAGGAGTGCTCCTGCAGCTTTTGAAAATTGCATAGCTGGCATTCTATGAGATAACAAATTCAATAATTTAAATGGAGACATTACCATATCACCATGTTTTGCATTTCTACGAATTTCGTGTATTGATTCTTTGTAACCATAATCATCATGGTATTCTGTGGTGAAAGAATATACTTCATAAGGAATATTAATTTTTTTGCAGAACATCACCAAGTTTAGCAATTGCTTGATTGTGTTTTCCATATGGTCTGCCATAGAACCAGACCAATCGATGAACATAACGAGACCATGTGATTTTCCACCAGGAATAACAGTGATTTTTTTGAACAGGTCTTCATTGAAATTATAAGAAAAAATCTTAGACATATTCAAATCACCAGTTTTAGAAACTGTTGCACGTTTTAATTGGTCTGCATTCTTACGCAATTCAAATTCTTTTACAAGATAAGAAACAACCTTTTTAGAATCTTCACGGAATTTAACAAACATTTTTGTTTGCTTTTCTGTTACATTATTTAATACATCAAAACCATATTTTTGTTGTTTTTCACTACAATCTTTTTCGTAACGATTCCAAATTTTACTGTAGTCAATAACATATTCGTCGAGGTCTAAATTTGGAACATTTCCGTAGAGAATTTCATCACTTGATTTTGTTGAGAATAAACGGTCTTCATTTTGACGATAGGCTTCATCTGTTTTGGAAACAGGTTCTTTTTTTCCACCAAAGCCGCCGGTGCCAGGCACTTCTTTTGAACCAGAATTTCCTCCAGTTCCGTTTTCGTTTCCATTGGAACCAGAGTTTTCTTCTTTTTCACCTTCCTCCTCGGATGCTTTCTTTTCTTCTTTTTTACCTTTTTTTCCAGATTTACCTTCTTCTTGTACTTTCACTTCTATGGTTGTTTTAGAATCTCCATCTTCACCTTCTTCATCAGATTCAATAATATTGATAGGCAAATCTTTTAGGTCAAATTCTTTTGCTTCTTCATTTTCTCCAATTTTTTTCATGTAATCGGATACTTTTTTATATACATCCAAAACATCATCATACGTTTGTGTATTTTCAATTTCTTTTAGAATCTCTGTTTCAACTTCATTGAATTTAATGCCTGTCACCGAACCACCCTTGCAATACAGGTTTACACGGTCAATAAAGTTAAGTTCATTCAAATCTTGGCCTTTTGTTCCAAAAAAATCTTGGTCGACCAACTCTTTATATGCACGAATGAATGATTGACGAATGCCAGGATATTTGATTTTGATTTTACGTTCGATGCGTGAATCTTCCAACACATTCATAACACTCAAAGAGTATCCCAATTCGTGAGCTTTGTGTAGTCCATCAAGTGGTGTCCACAGAGCATGAGCAACTTCATGCCCTAGAAATAAATCGTAAAGGTATGTCGAAATTCCTTTTTCCAAAATTGGAATAGTAAGAATACGATTTTTAACATCAAAGCTTGCCGTTGAAACATGACGTTGTTCGATGTGGAGATTTTCTGTTGCCATCAGTTTGGCAAGAATTGATTTTGTTTCGATTAGTTCCATATAACTTCCTGTGTACTAAGAATTGATATAGTAACACAAACAAATTTATTTGTCAAGGCCTTGTTGTTTTTCAGCATCAACTTCAGTAATTATTAAAATTCCATCAGAAACTTCTAAATTTAGTATAGTTCCTTCTTTCCAGCCTTTCAGTTCACACAATTCTGGCGGTAAAGTTAGAATTCCATCACCAGAACCGTCGCCGGCATCTTCAATTGTTGTTGACCAAGTAGAATTATTCATATTGTTGCTTGAGTTTTTCATAATTTTCTAAATCTTTCTCATATTGAGATGTAACAACCCAACGGCGAATCGCCTGGTCGAGCTGATTTAGTGATTCCGGCGTAAATTTGGGTTTTGTATCGTCATTTTCCGTCATTTTAATGTTCTCCGAGTAGAATCCGCTCAACTTTTTGCGGAAATTTGACTTTCCGACTAAAATTTTTTGCGGTTTTGTGCTTTTGCACAGGTTTGATGGGAGTCCGGCAATGCGGACGTTCTAATTTTACGGTAAATTTAAGATTTTTCATATTATCGCCTCATACTAGATATGTCTTTTGCTTGTTCATCAGTAAAAACAGGTACGGCGTTAGATTTATGCATTGTAGCAATACCTTTGACCATCGATCCTGTGTAAACCTTTGTTGGTAACTTGACAGCGACAGCTAGTCCGGTATCTAGTGACTTGATTTTTGCAGTTTCGCGGACGTAAACACCAGTAACAACAGGACTTTTGGTTGGCAAGTTACTGGAATATTTACTCAATGATTTAGGCTTCATATCCTCAATGGATTTGAGCCATGCATCATATTGTGCCTGTTGTGTTTTAGGCACTTTCCGCTTTTTAGATTTAGGAGTCCTGCAATGTATAAACATAATATAATTCCGTATAAGATTTGTATTATACAGATTTTTTCAAACTTGTCAAGTGTTTGTTGTATAAAAACAACAATTATCTTCTAAATTTTCTTGAGTCTGTTGCCCAATCAGATTCCGCAACATCAAATTGAGATTGACGGGTGAAGGTCTTTTGTTTCTCTCTTTTTTTACGTTTATCGTATTGATTTTTTTCAAAATAATAATCATCGTTGTAGTTTCTATCTTTTCGAAACTTCTCTACAAATTTTGACACCTCTTAAACTCCTTTTTTTATGGCAACATCGCCGGGAAAGCTTCTTTGACGAATTTATAATCTAGACCTTTAACGCCAAAGTCTTTTCTGAAAATACCCATGACAACTTCTGCTTCACGGGGTTCTAGATTCTGTAACAATTCCACTAACAGCTGTTCACGTTTTTTATCTGTTAGTTTATCAGCAATTTCATTGCCTTTTTGGAACATGTATAGTTTACGCATTTCTGTTGTCAACATAGCGTAACTCATTCCTGCTGGAATATCTTTTATTACAAACCCATCTGGAATTTCATCAAAGTACCATTTTGGTTCTGGATGAAAACCTAGTTGTAATACTTCTGTTAGAACTTTGGAAAGATTTCTTCCAATAACATCCATTCGTTGTTGCTTTGTTTTAGCAGCTTCGAACTCATCAAAAATTTCATATATATTTTTCATTAAAATTCCTCAATTACTTCCATTAAATTTTTCAATTTGTATTGAATAAAATAGTTAAGCATCTTTTGTTTAGATGCGGGTTTAGTATCATCATACGTATTTATGATTTTATCTTTAATATCACCCGGAATCAAGGTCAAATCAATTAGCGTTTGGTTTCTAGAAAAACCAATACGTGCATTTTCATCTTCCCAATCTCCGTAGTGTTCATTCAACATCTTATCAAGTTTGCCCTTACTAATCGTAGTCTGTCTGACGCCACGAACAAAGCAATCTGAAGCAGAAAGAACGTTAGGTATTCCATCACCCTTATCGCCTTTGATAATTTTTTCTTTTAATTCAATTGCTGGATTTTCAGACTTGATGTATTTCTTTAATGCAGGATTGTATTGCTTGATATTTACACCATAACGCTGTAGTTGCAAAAAATCTCCGTCACTGGAAAGTATTAGTATTTTTTGGTGTGCAGCAAACCTTGGTGTAAGTGTGCCAATAATATCGTCAGCTTCTGCACCTTCAACATCAATAACTTTATATGGAAAGTTTTCTTTCAATTCTTGTTTGAACTTGGTCAGCAATTCAAAAATCAGATGCCAGTCTAGTGCAGACTTTTCACGGGTTGCTTTGCGTCCTGCCTTGTAAAATGGAAAGAATTCCTTACGCCAATATTTACGGTTGTCACAACAGAGTACAACTTCTCCGTATTCGTTGCGGAACGTCTTTAGGTGCATCCTAAGAATGTTTAGTACCATGTGTCGAACTAAGTTTTCGTCTAACTTAATTCCTTTTTGATTTGATATTTGTGCCATCAAACCGGCTAACAAAACCTGGTTAAGGTCAACGAGAATCATTATAAATCCAGTAGTTGTAAAACTCTATATTAACACACTTGGTGAAATTTGTCAAATATTCCATCCATAAGTTTACCAGATGTTGTTGTTTTTCTGCAAATAACGCCATAAAAATCCAAAGGAATCAACATCGAAACATATTCTAAAGGTTCAATTAGGATTGCATCAAATCTTTCCAATTTATCAACATCACCTTCTTTGTCTTTGAAAATGATAATGTCGTAACAATCACCTAAAGTTGAACCACCAAGTTTTTTTCCTTTTTCTTTAAATTCATTTGTTTCTATATGAATGTCTTCTTCTTTTTCTCCGGGAAGAAACATAAACGTGTCATAATTTTCTTTTTCAAATTGTTTTAAGTAATCTAGCATTGTAATCCTTGATGTGTGATTTTCTTACTCTAACCATAATCCAGTTGTTGTAATAATCATCGCTCTCCATAACGTTGTGTGCAAATTGTTCTTTTGCTTCAAGATAACTACATTCACCTTTTGATTTACATAAATGTATTATTTCTCTTTTGAATTTTTCTTTTCCATAGAGAACAACATCTTTTTGTAATTCTTCACTACTTCCATAGTAAGTTGGCCAGTCGCTAACTACTTTAAATTTTTTCTTTTTACCTTGAACTTGTCTTGTCTTGGAGAAGTAGAAAAGTTTCTTACCAATATATTTTCTACCTGTTTCTAAGTTTGTTATCATATAAACAAACCCGTAACTATCTCCAATTAAATCTTCAGTAAAATTTAAATCTTTGTATATCCAGTTTATTCCCATTTTAGGTCATCTTCATCAATGTCATCATCCTCTATATATTCTTCGGATAATTCATCGATAGATTCACCACAAAATGGGCAAAATTCTGGCATTTCTTGTGAAGTCAATTCTTCATAAAACTCCACTTCATATGTCGATTCGCAGCTTAAACATTCTCCTGATACTATTTTATTTTTCATTACTGACTCCCATTATTGTTATTAATTAGCCCAAACATCTCCCCAATTACCAGACAAAGCACCCTTTGCATAATCAGTTGCACGATTCTCAAAGAAATTTGTATGCGTTGGTGCATTAATCATTTCTTCAACCCACGGTAATGGATTTTTCTTAACTTTAAAAATACCCTTCAAGCTTAATGAAATTAATCTACGGTCAGCAATGTAACGAATATACTTCTTCACATCTTCCGCAGTTAAACCTTCCATTGCACCTAAATTGAAAGCTAGGTCAATAAACTTATCTTCAAGTTCAACCATCTTTTCAGCGATGGTGTAAATTCGTTTTTTAAGTTCATCGTTCCAAATTTCTGGATTTTCACCTATGTATGTGCGGAATAATTTAATCATATTTTCAGCATGTTGTGTTTCATCAACAATCGACCAAGTAACAATCTGGCCCATGCCTTTCATTTTACCATGTCTTGGAAAATTCAACAACATAATGAATGACGAGAACAGTTGCATACCTTCTGTGAATGCAGAGAAAACTGCAATGTGTGTTGCTGTATTTTCTTTAGAACTATTTTGTTGGGAGATATCCATGATGTAATCATGCTTCTCACGCATTTCTGCATATTCTGAAAATTCATTATATGTTGTCTCTGGTAGACCAAGAGTTTCAATCAAGTGTGAATAAGCAGCAACATGCAATGCTTCACGAGCTGCAAAGCCCAACAACATCATACGCATTTCTGGTTGCGGAAAATAAGGTAAGTAGTTGTTTACATAACCACCAGCAACATCAATATCACCTTGTGTGAAGAAACGGAAAATATGAGTTAAGAATTTCTTTTCTTCATCTGTAAGTTTTTTCTTCCAATCTTTTGTATCTTCCATCATTGGAACTTCTGTATGCAGCCAATGGCTTTGTTCGTGTTTTAACCATGCATCATAAGCCCATGCATAGTTGAATGGCTTGAAATATGTACGTTCTTGTGTAACATCTTGTTTTGTTTTCTTTATCATTGTTTTCTTTCTTTAATTAGTTCCAATATTTTGAATGTTTTATATTATTCCAGTATTCTTCATTGTTTCGATTCCAAAAATTTTTAATCAAATATGTCGCCATACCAAAGTATCCCATTTTCTGAAATCTTCTACTATCTTGACCAAAGTAATGTTTAACCAATTTGAATTTTTTAGAATCATACATCTTTGATAAAAAGAAGTCTTCGCTTGTTCCATGTTTTTCAGAAAAACCACCAAACTGTTCAAACTTATCTCTGCGTGTAAGCATAAATGCGCCGACAGCAAAAGGGACTTTGTATTTCATAAGATTGTTTATAAAATTGAAAAGCATAAATCCAATTTGTGTTGTTCTATTGTTATCATAACACTTTATGTAAAGTCCAACAAGGTCGAGATTGTTTGACAACATTTCATTAACCGAATCACTTATTGTTGTTTCGCTGAAAAATCTAACATCACTATCAATGAATAAAATATATGGTGTTGTTGCAAGTTTAGCTCCACTATTCTTAGCAATAGAAACAGGGCCGCCTTCAATGATTTCAACGTTCAAATTGCCTTTGCTATATTTAATAACATTCCTTGTGTTATCAGTAGAACAATCGGCAATGATAATTTTGGTATCACCGATGTTTTGTTTTTTTAAATCATCTAAAAGATAGTTTATATAATTTTCTTCATTCTTACAAGGAATGACAATTGTAATTTCATCACTTATTTTCATTGTCATTTTCCTTAGTCCAAATTACAATTTCCCATTTTCCATCATGGTGTTCTACAAGTGCTGTACAGCTTTCAACCCAATCACCGTCATTCATATAGGTAACACCATCTATATCTTTTATTTCAGCATGATGAATATGACCACATATAACACCATCATACCCGCGTTTTTTACAATAGTTTGAAAGATTCTTCTCAAAGTGGAATATAAAATCCACTGCCTTCTTTACTCTTGTTTTGAGATATTGACTAAGACTAAAATACCCAAAACCCATGCGATGGCGTATCCAATTGAATCTACTATTGAGTGATAAAATAATGTCATATGCTTTGTCTCCTAAAAATGATATCCATGGTGCTAATCTAGTTATACCGTCAAACAAATCTCCATGTACTACAAGATAGTGTTTGCCGTCTGCACCTATATGTTCTATTTGGTTATGTATCTCCACAAGTCCAAAACTGAACCCGTACGGTATCATGGGACGCAAGAATTCATCATGATTTCCTGCAATATAAATGACACGAGTGCCACGTTTTGCATGACCTAGTACTCGACGAACAACATTGGTATGACTTTGTTTCCAACGCCATTTGTTTTGTTGAATTCGCCAAGCATCGATTATGTCTCCCACAAGATATAGTGTATCACATGAATTGTTTTTAAGAAAGTTGTTGAGTTGCTCGGCTTTGCAATCTCTGGTGCCAAGATGCACATCGGAGATAAAAATACTCCTATATGTTTTTTGCATTTAATTTCCTTTTTATTTTTTTAAGTATAAATTATTTACAAAATCTAATAATAATTCGTGATGTTTACCGTTATGATATAGACCTTTCATCCATGTGTATGAATCATACCAAAATTTTTCACTTTCAGGATGGCACCCAATTAATCCTATATTATTTTGTACTATAGCCATTGGATCACCATTGGCATATGTTGCAATCGTTTTAAATCTACTGTTATCTCCTATCAAAGCACAACCATCATTAAAAAACATTTTCATTGGTTTTTCTTGCCAAGTAACTTGTATGTTTTTTGTGTGTGGTCTCCTAGTGTCTGATGTTGGACGCTTATAATACTGTACTGGCTCTACTTTGTCAAGCAGTTTGAAGTAATTACTACCTGCCCAATAAGCACCCATGCAAATACCAAGATATTTACCACCATCTTTAACAAAATTCCTTATTAGTTTTCCATTGTTTTTCAACAGATAATCAAAAGAATCGGAATTTCCAAAACCGCCAGGGAAACACACCATATTAACATCATCAAAGAAATTTTCTTCTAGATGATGTTTTGTGAATAATTTAAAATCATAATATTTAGAAAGCGCATTAATAATACCATTATTAGATTGTACAGAACACATTGGTTGATGTACAAATACAGCTATCTTTGGTTTCATTTTAAGTTGTCAGCCAAGTTTGTAAATCATTTTTTGTTTTTAAACCGGACATTCTTTTGATTTCAACATTTTCATCCATCAACACTAAAGTTGGGACCGATCTAATCCCAAACTCTACTGCAATATCTGAAAATTTATCAATATCAATAACTTCTACTAATATATCACCTTTGACTTCTTCTAAAATCGCCGAAAGTGATTTACAAGGCCTACACCAGTCGGCCGTGAATCTTAATACTCTTTTCATTTTTGTTATCCTTCACAAGCTATACAATCATTTCCTTGAGCAATTTGTGTCATGTCGATTTCTTTAATTACTTGTCTTTCAATTCTTTTTGACACTTTATCAGCTTTACCAATTTTTTCAGAACGGCAGTAATACAAAGTTTTCAAACCTTTTTTCCATGCCATAAAATGAATGGCGTGGATATATTTAATGTGTGCATCTGGTCGGAAAAACAAGTTCAATGATTGAGCTTGGTCAATGTATACTTGTCTATCTGCGGCCAAATCAATCACCCAGCGTTGGTCAATCTCCATCGACGTTTTGAATACTGCTTTTTGATTTTCATCTAAAATATCTAAATGTTGCACAGAACCATCATTAGCAATAATAGAAGACCATACTTCACTATATTGTTCTTCTGTTTGTGTCAATCCTTTAATGATTAAATCCAACCAACGATTCTTATTTAAAAATGATCCCGATAAAGTGTCCTGACGGTAAGCGTTAGCACGATAAGGCTCGATACTAGGGCTAGTATTTCGCATGATGATAGACGAAGAAGCATTTGGAGCAATAGCCATAGTATGACTAAAGCGCTTGCCAGTCCCGACAGCATCAGGAGCTTCCCCACGTTCCGATCCCAAAATTGTATTAGCTTCATCTAATTTTTCCTTTATGGATTTGAAGATTTTGTTATTCACAACTTTAGCCATAACTCCTTCAAAAGCAATTCCATTTCTTTGTAGGTAAGCGTGAAAGCCCAAAGCACCGATACCAATAGAACGTTCTCTCATAGCACTATATCTAGCTCTAGAAATACTATCAGGTGCATGTTTGATGAAATAGTCCAAAACATTATCTAACATTTCAGCAACATCTTTTAAGAATAACGGATCATCTTTCCATTCATCATAGTTCTCCAGATTCAATGACGATAGGCAACAGACCGCTGTTCTATCTTTATTGGTTGGTAGAATAATTTCTGAACACAAATTAGATTGGTGTACTTTGAATCCTTTGTCTTTCAAATGTTGTGGCAACATTCTATTACTTGTATCAATATAATGAATGTAAGGTTCGCCTGTATGCATACGCAATTCTAGAATTTGTTGCCAAAGAGTTTTGGCTGAAACAGTTTCACGTACTTCTTTACTGTAAGGGTCTACTAAATTCCATGAATCATCTGCATTTGGATCCAACATACAATTTTCAATCAATTTCATGAAGTCATCTGTAATATTTATTCCGTGATGTAGATTCAGGCAACGTACATTTGGGTCACCTGTTGGTTTACGCATTTCTAAGAAAGGAATAATATCGGGATGAGAAATATCAAGATAAGCGGCATAAGAACCACGGCGAGTACGACCTTGACGATAAGCCAAAGACGAAGCATCATATATTTTAAGATGCGGCATAACTCCTGTAGACTTATCATCAGCAGACCTAATACCAAAGCCAATACCAACACCGCCGCCGAACATAGAGAGCCAATTTGTTTCAGAAAGATTATCAACTAAGCCTTCCGCTGTATCATCGATAAAATTGAGGAAACAAGAGATTGGCAACCCTTTTTTAGACCGGCCAAAAGAAAGGATCGGTGTTGAATAAGATAACCAGTGTTTTGAGGAATAGTCGTACAATCGTTGAGCGTGTAGTTTATCGGTCCCAAATGCGGAGGATACGTATGCGAATCTTTGTTGTGGTGTTGTTTCATCTTCTTTCATATAAGACTCTTTAAGTCTTTTTATGCCTAGTTCATCAAAAAGTTTATCTCTATCTAAATCTATGTTTATTCCAAGGTATTCCATTTTTATTCCTTATTATTTTCCAAAATACTTTTAATATCTGGTGCTGTCCATTCTTTAGGTTTTAAAACCTTTCCGTCAGCTCTCTTTAAAACTTTTCCAGTTTCTTTGTCAATCTTATCTAAGTTACTTCTTGCAACTTCATTCCAAATTTCTTGTTGTGGCAATTGAAGTGTATGTTCTAATCCTTCAATCACCCATTTTAAATCTGCACAACCATCTGCAATTTCAACCATATCTTTTTCAAAATATGCTTTTACAAGTTCATCAAATTCTTCACGTATCAATCTAAAATATAAGTCTGCTTGTTTTTTGAATCCTGTTTCTGTTTGTCCACAAGCTTCCATAAATTTTTTCACATCATCAGAACTATTCATTAACATACTCCTTAATCATGGGAAAAATTGGTTCAATTGCTGCAGCACAGGCAAGAGCAACTTCTCGGTGTTCTTTCTGTGTGCCATTTGCGCTTCGGAGATGTATATAGTGTACCCAAGACCTAAGGGTTCCGTTCATATACATGCGTGATTTAGTCATACCTTCTGGCAAAACTGCACGAGCTTGTTCTTTGGCAATTTGATGTTCAAGTGCCCAAGTATATGCCTCTTTAGCAGTATCAATCACCAACTGTTGCTTTTGTTCCCATCGTTTTTGGAGTAGTGTATCTTCAGTTTCAATACTGTTCTGACGATTCTTAGTATCTTGTAGTCTAGCTTCTTTTAACTCATAACCAAGTTGTGATGCATCTGCATATCGTTGACTAAATTCTTGAAAAGAAAATGAACGATGGCGGAGAATCTGTCTTGCAATGTCTCTTGTAGTTTCAATCTCCAAGCACACGGAGACCATCTCCAGTGGTGACCAGTGTTGGTTGTTAATCAAGTAACGCACCAACTTCTCAGCAGTCTCCGAGTTGTTTTGGTTCGTTGGATTAGATACACGGGCAGTGTATGCCACTTGTTCTAATAAGTTTTTACCATCTACTCCTTGGGAGTAAGAAATTAAATTTACATTCATATTTTTTTCCAATTCACAAATTCCATTTTAGCCCTAAGATTCACAAAGGTGTGTTTCTCCATTATATCATGCAAATCTTCAATGTCAAATCCTGATAATACCATTTCATTAATGTCTTTATCTTGTACAATTGCCGGCCAAACAATAACATTAAAATGGTTATCAATTGCATGTTCCATCAATTTGACAATTTCTTTATTCCTAGGTTCATTATCGAACACAAGGACAATCTTAGATTTATCTAAGTATTCTGCGGCCGATTCTAGTGCAGAACTGGCGACAGCCACAGAATTTTTAATGAACATTGAATCAATAGGTCCTTCAAAGACGTATATAGATTCTTCTTCATTGACACGGTTGATTCCAAACATGCGTGGAACATCGTCCATTAGTTTAATTGTGATGTAGCGAATCTTTGACTGACCTAGTGCTCTGCCCTGAAATCCCGTCAAGTTTCCTTCTTTATCGAAGAAAGGAATAATCAACCGTTGGTCACCTTCTTTTAAATCTTTCTCAACATTAAATGAATCCACAAAAGCCTTAAAGTCATCAGCATAATAAAGATGTGAATACATTTTCTTTGGTATCTTTCGACCAACAACATATTTCTTTGCAAAGTGTTCGTCTGGTAAAGATTCAATAGTCGGCAAATCCAAAGTTTTAACAAAAACTGGTTTTGTCTTAAATTCTGAAAATTCAGGTTCAGGAGAATTGGTATTTGCCGAATTCTTATATCGTTCTAGTTGGTATTCTTCGACCAAGTTTGGATCCACTTGTTTGAGGAAGTTAAAGAAAGATGTGGATGCACTACAGTTGTGGCACATATAGAAGTAATCATTCTTCTTACGATAGACATAACCACGGCATTTAGATTTGTTTTTCTGTGAGTCTCCACAGAGAGGGCATCGAAAATTGTAAAGGTCATCCTTTTTCTTGGAAAACTTTTGCAATTTTGGCGATAGGAGTAATAGGAAATTTCTGTCAATAAAGACGCTCATAATAAAACCAGGAAGTTAAGTTATTTTAAACTGCCTAGTAGTATATCAAAGTTTGTGTGAGAAATCAACCATGAAAGAACAAGTATGCCACCGGCAATCATCCACTTCCATTGAAGTAGGTTATCCAAGGATTCTTTTTCTTTAGAATTGTGTGCTAACATTTCTTTTCGGAGTAGTTTTATTTCCTCCAACAAAGTTTTTTCGGTTATTTGAACTTTATCTAAAACGGTATCAATTCTTTCATGGAGTTCTTTTATATCCATATCTGTTTCTTTTCTTCTTTTGTCGATATTTTCGTAAACTCTAGATAAATGTTGGTCGTGCTGTTCTACAAGTCTTTCGATGACTTGATCCATCTTCCCACATAACTGTGTTATTGTTTCTACTTTATTTTTCAAAACACCAACATCAACTTCTAAGTCTCTTATATCTTCATTGGAAGCCATTACTTTTTCTTTCCTGGTACCTTAGTACCGGCCATTTTTTTATGTACTTTAATTTTTTTGCAAGTTTGTTTTGTTTTTCCATTCAACTTAACCTCTTTGCAAACTTCCTTTGTTGGTGTTTTGGCCATTACTGGACTCATTGTAGTAAGCAAGAAACATGCAAGGAAAAGGATACTAATGTATTTCATTTTTCACCTCTATAACATTGGTTGACTGGAAACAGGAACTGCACTTTTACTATTTGTAACTGGAGTCGATGTAGTATTTATGTTTTGTTGTACTGTAGGTTGAGAATTTGTTGTTGTCACTACCGGTTGACTCAAACCTCCATTGTTTGCGCCGCCCAATTTTTCTTGTGTACGACCATAAGCAGCAATACCCAATACTGCACCCATTGCAATGTGAAACAAACCCGCACCTTGCAATGTTAATGGTTGCCATTGACTTGTTACTTGGCCATGACTAAGAGTTTGCAATAGACTCCATAATATAGGAAAAACCATGAAGTCGCAACTACAAACAGCCATATACATCCAACCCATCATTGGACGCCATTTGCTATTCATCCAGTGTTCATTCTCACTTTCAATATCGTCGGCCATGTTATGATCCTAAAACATTTAATGCATGTTTATAGTGTTCAATTCTATCTTCGAGACCAAGAGTACCTCCATTGATTCTTTTAGTCATTGTTATAAAATCACCAGAGTCTGCAAATTCATTTAAATTATTTGATTCCCAAAACCAACAAGCTGATTGTATTGCACCTTCAAATGTTCCAAGATATTCAGGAACATCTTCTACTTTCATTTCTAAGCTGTCAGCAAAATTTTGATAGTTGTCTTTACCTGTCAATTGAATTAGGCCTCGACCACAATATCTAAATCCATCACCAGATTCTTCAGGTCCATTGCCCATTCGGTTTGAATATACACGATTGGCAATTAATTCTGGTTTACCAGCAAATTCTTCAGCAGAAGAATCGGTAAAATATTTTGGAAATACTTTACGCAAGGTAACTGCACGATAGTTTAAATTTTCTTGCAAGGCGGTGAAACCATTAGATTCATGAGCACATTGAGCTAAGAATGCTGCAATTCTTTGTGTTGTATTAATTTCATAATCTGGTAAAATTTCTATGAGTGCAGTATGCCAGTGTTCAACATATTGATTTTGTGGAATAATTTGTTGTAGTTGTTGTAATGAAAACATTATTTTACCTCGTTAAATATATCTTTTTGTTTGTTGTACCATTCAATTAAACCATTATTATTTGTTGCACACGTTTTATACAAAGTGTAATTTTCTGTTATAGTTTTTGCAATGTCACTTAATTTTGATTCATCTGGTATTTTTTTCAAAGAAGGACATTCAACATTAAGTTCATTTGGTATTGAAGGAAAAGTAATTTTTACAGGTGTAACCGTAGAACAACCTGCCAATAATGCAACTAATAAAGTAAGAATATATTTCATTCTGTAGCTCCATTAATCGATTGTATAAACTCTTTAGGTATTTCACAAATACCACCAGGAGAAAATTTTGTATCGTATTTGACAACTTCTCTATCAATATATTTTATAACTTCTTCACCCTTTTCGGTGATAACTTGTTTCTTATATACAACTTTATCTACAATCTTAACAGTCTCTACTGCTGCTTTACTTTCAGCTACAGTAATTTTTGTTTCTAATTCTGCAACACGAGCTTTCCAAATTTTATTATTTTCACTTACACCAAACATGTATGTAGAAAATAATAAAACAATCAAACAGAGAATTTGTATGTATGTTCTATAAATTGGGATAAAATTGGAAAAGATTAGAACAATTATGCTTGTGAAAAAAGAAACATAAAAAAACCAATCAGGCAAAAAATTTAATAACCAAGTTGTCATAATTACATCCTAGGTGGAGCTCTAAGTCTCATTGGTTGAAGAACAACTTTATTTTTCTTTTTCAGATTGACACCTGGTTCTCCACCTTTACCACCAGAACCTGCAATAGCACCGCCGCCAACTACGTTTGTTGGTCCCGGTACTGATACTGCTCCTGCACCCATGCCATCTTCTTTCATGTAACTTTCTTTAATGTTTGCAATGAAATCATAGTCATCCATAGTCAAAACGCCTTTGTTACGAATGTCTATTAGTCTTTCAACGACACGATGTAAATCCATGTCAGATTTAATATCTTCTCTTGCCAATTCCAAAACACGAATCATCAAAGGAATATCAAAGGTGATTCTATCTTTTTTGTCTGCTGATTCCCAAATCACTTCTTCACTATGATGTTTGAAATATTGTACTTGACGTTCTCTTTTCTCAGCACCTTCTTTTGATGGATATTCACCTAGATTTTTACCGGTACTTTTAGAAACAAGCTTGTAACCTTTGCTGGTTTTGACAATATGTTCTTTAAATTGTTTGAAGGTTTTCATTAACAGTTCCACTTTCTTAGAGCCAATGCTTTGCGTGAAGGTTCACCATTAGGTTTCTTCATAGGTCCTTTCATACCACCCATTCTAGCGCAGAAAGACTTACGGCGATTTGCTGCTTTAGAACCTGGTTTCAATTTAGATGGAGGAGTGGTCACTGCCATACTTAGATGTGAACCTGGATTTTCTCTGCGATAAGAAGCAATACCTTTACGATTTAGGCCACCCTTAGGATCTTTACCTTCTTTGCGTCTCCATGCAGCAGACTCATATAGTTCTTCATCTGATAGGTCTGCAAAGTCTTCCCAAATAATTTCAGGATCGAGGTGATAAGTTTCTGCAATTTCCATAACCAATTCTTCGATAATGTCAAACATTGTATCAGCATCAAGTTCTTCTTGGACTTCTTCAGGCACACAATTTGGAACTGTTCGGCCACCTTTTTCTTTTGTGCCAACAGGATGATAACCTGTCCAACAAGGGTTGGAGTTTTTTAAGGTTTTCTTTTCTTCTAGGAATTGTTTGAATGATTTCATATTTTTCTTAGTATATCTGCTATTTTCATATCAACTGGTATTAAATCAGTATCTATATTTTTACCTCTTATACCCATCACTGTTTTTGGCAATATATTTAAAAATAACAAAAATGTCTTTAACGAATCATAATCTTTTTCATCTATACGAAAAAATAATATTCTTGTTGTAGCCTCAGGACCAAAAACATTATTTAAAAGTATGATGTGATTAAGTATCAGTCTTTCTTTTATGTTCTTAGTGGCTTTATATCTACGAAATAATCTTTTTAGATATTTTGTTCTTTTTACGTCACCTTCGAACTCTGACATTAAACAACTAGGTGATATATAACATTTTACTGCATACATCACAAAGTTGTCTTCGTTTAAATCATCAAAAATCATTATAAAGAGTATGCATTAGGTGTTAGCGAATGCTCTACCCCATGAAGTATTACCACCAGCTGTATTTGATGATGTTGGGTTTGCAAGTGCAATTAATGTTTCTCTTAGATAACGGACTGTACCGTCATTATTAGTTTTCTTTTGAACATTTACCCAACCAACACTTATGCTACCGCCAATTTTGTTATTAGCAGCATCAATTCTAGTTGCTGTAGCTAAAACGGTATCAGCAAAATATGTTGATCCAGGACCTGATGGATAATTAATTGCAGTGTCGAATGCAATAACTGTACCAGAAGGAATAATTCCGGTTGTTGCTGCAGCCATTGTAACAACATTTCCATTGATTGCAGAAACAGTATTGTTGGACTTATAGAAACCAACAGCACCATTACCCGACAAGAAAGTTATTGTTGGATCTTGTGTATTAACAAATTGTCCGCCTGCAACACCAACAGCTGCCACGTTTGCAGCATAAGTGAATTTGATACTGGTTGCACCAGAAGCAGTTGAATTTGCTGTTACTAGTGTTGTGACAGGTCTTGTTTGACGTTCAAGCGGCCAGTCTGGATGTCCAAATCCACTTTGTGGGTTATCGTTATTATTCCATGTATTGTAAGCCATTTTTTCTCCTTGGGTAGAAAGGTATTCTATCTATTTATTGTTCTTGTGGTTTCTGTTTATTTTTTATCCATACTTTTGTAATCCGGCATTTTACTGCGGTTCTTCATCATAGGATCAATTTCAACAGTATCTCTTGGTTCACCAGTCAATGTTTTACCACCTTTTAGTATTAACCTTGCATTTGGTTTATCATCACCTATGTTTTCTACACCGTCATGTTTTTTAACTGATGGTTTCTTACCATAAGGCTTTGCAGCTTTATCGTCTTTCTCCCAATCATATAAGTCTTCCTGCACGTTGCGGGCAGTTGCGTAGAATTCTTTGACAATCTTTTTTATGGATTTACGTGGTGGTGCAATTTCTTCTCCACCATTTGCACCATCGGCAGGAGATTGTTCAGCAGCTTTTGGATCACCAACATCTTCTTTATTTAATTTTGTTTCTGCTCTATTAATACCAAGACTTCTTCTTGTAAATTTGTGACTGGCAGCATTTCCAGATTTTGGATCATTATTCTTTAAAGCTTTACCAATTGTTGTAAATTGTTTGTCTTGGTCTTTTTCAGCTTTATTAACGTAAGAATATAAAGTATCTTTATTCAATTCTTCAATATGCTCAACATCTTCTTCCAATTCTTCAGTAGATTTCATGTAGTTTAATGAAGTTATGATATAATCTTCTGCTTTTGTGATTTTTGCTTGAACCCACTCTGGAAGATTTTCATCATCTTTAAGCATATCTTTTAGTTCTTCAGCATTTCTACAAATGGTTTGAAGTTGAGACTTAGCCATCGCGCCTTCGTAGTCATATTCACCAGGATCTTTGGCTTCCGCCACAGGTTTCTCATCATTTGCAAATTGTTTCTTGGTTGCCTTAACGATACCAGAGAAACGCTTGTTAGCCTTCTGAATGTTTTCTCTACCACCAGCTTTGTCTAATTCAGAAGCTTGTTGTCCAGCAGCAGTCTTGTAACGACCTAGTAATTCATTAGATACTTCATCAATTTGGTCTTCTTCATAGATTCCATGGTCTCTTTTCCATTTGATAAAATCGCCAGTTTTTGATTGTGCCACTTTTTTATTTTTGGAAATGTAATTAACATTCCAACCTTTAGATTTATAAAATTGTTTTAATAGATTTGCACGTTTAGATGTAATATTCTCTGCAACATTAGCCTTTGCTGACCAAGGATCATTTGGGTCAGTGAAATTGCTACGTGGTGAGATTGATGTTGGTTTTACAACATCTTTGATAACATCTTTTTTACTTTTCATTTTTTATTCCGATGTTCCTGTCTTGCCTAACATTTCTTTGATTTTCTTGAATGTAGGTTTAACACTTTTGTTGATTTCTTTGTGTGTCGCAGAATCAGTTACAAAAGGTATAGCAGTATCTGTGCCTTTACCTTCAGCTTTTAATGTTGCTGATTTGCCACTAAAATGAGCATTTGCAATCTTAACTTCAGGATCAGTAGAAGTGGTTACACCTTTAAGTGTATCAACTCTTATAGCTTTCTTGCCTTTGTCTTCACCAACGACACTTTGCATTGCACCAATATCTTCTTCTACAGTTTCAACTTCTTCTTTTGTTGTTTTTTTAGCCAACCCCATTGCTGCAGCATATCCAGGAATTTTCATCATTCTTTTTAATCTTTCCGGATTTTTTGCAGTTTGAGCACCTGCGGCTGCCAGTCTTGCCTGACGAGCTACAAATTCTTTTTTAGATTCCGTATTGGCTTCATCCAATTCCACTCCCTCTTTCATGCCTTTTTTCATAACAGAATTATATCCACGTAAAGATTCATCATATTCGGCCGTGCCTTTTTTATATTTTGATTCACATGATTTTCCAGTTTTCATTTCTTTCATTGCTTCTTTTATACCACAATCATAGCAATCTTTCATCTTTTCTTCACTTAAATAATCTTCATCCAATTCAACCTCTTTGCGTCTGATACCAGCAGCATTAAGTGCAGCGGCACGGTCTGCATAAGATTTAATATCAGGCGCAGCCTTTTTAATAGCGGCCTTTACTTGAGGTGAAGCATTGCTAGCATT